GCCTTCCGTTACGACGACGACAGTTATAAAAGTTCGCATTATGGGGGCTGTTTGGCTTACAAAAAGTAAGGAGATGATACGATGCCACGCAAAATGAAGGTAACTAAGAGCCCAGACAACAAGGCTTATCAAAATCGGCGCACCGAAATGGTCGAAAAGGCGACTGAAGACCTGCAACCGTTGCAGACGTCACCACCAAACTATATGAAGGGCACGATTGCGGGCCGAGCCTGGCAGAGAATCACGCCGATTCTGCGTCAAAGCACGATTATCAAAGATGCCGACCGATCTACTGTGGAGGCTCTCTGCTCAGCAATTGCGTTGTATCGGCTTGGTTTTGATGACGTGCAGGAAAACGGCATTCAGACGCCAATCTACAAGAGTGTGCAGAACAATCGCGGCGAGATTATCGACCGTGATTTTGTCGGTTTTAAGAAAAACCCGGCTGTATCCACGATGGATGCAGCAATCAGGCAAATCCGCTCGCTGTCGTCTGAGCTTGGCTTGACGCCAACCAGTCGTGCATCCCTGCTCTCTCTCACTGTTGATGATGAGGGCGATGACGGGCCAAGCCTGGCAGACATGCTGTCGGGTGGTGATGACTTTTGATGCGCAAATGGGATTTGACCAAAAAGGGCCAGACGGTCGAAAAAGCCTACGAAATCGAGAAAAGCGCCGGCAGTTACAACGAAATTTTCAAAAAATATCGTGACCCGGCGACCAGATATGCCTTTGCCGTGCTTGAAGGTCGGCAGTTAGCCGGCAAAAAGATCAAGCTTGACGCTTTTAGACATCTACAGGACCTAAGGCGCCAAACGGAAGACCCAGACTTTAACTACCACTACGATCTGAGCAAGTGTCGGGCGATTATTAACTACTCCAAACTGGTCCCTGACGTCAATGCCGGCAAGCCACTGCCTTTGATGGTGTGGGAGCAAAAGATTCTATGCTCGATCATCGGCTGGCGCGATAACAACGATCAGCTCCGCTACATGCGGGCGATTTTTTCCGTTGCTCGAACCAATGGTAAGACCTATCTGGCTACGATTTTGATGTCCTTCTACTTCTTGGTGGAATCAAAGGGCCAGATGAACCACGACTACCTGTACACGGCGCCGGTTACGAGTCAATCGCAAAAAGGTTTCCAGTACATGCAGTCGTTTTTCACCAAGCTTTCGACTTTGCCGGCCTTTAAAAAGCTGTTTAAACAGCAAGAAATCGTGGTCCTGCATGACGTGATTCTGTCGCGAAAGTTACACAACCGACTGCTGCGGATGTCGTACAAGTCTGGGCAGTTTGACTCGCTCCACTGCCAGTTTGCGGTGGGCGACGAAGTCGGGGATGACCACCATATCGGCTCGATTATCGAAGGCAACGGCAAGATCACGTCCGGGCAAGGTCAAGAGCCTAATCACTGTTTTTTGCAGGTCTCAACGGCTTATCCAGACAGCAACTCGCAGTTTTATAAAGATCAGCAGATGATGGAAGAAGTCATGGAGCGCGACTATGACCGCTCTTTGGACGACAACCTGTGCATGGTCTGGGAGCAGGACAGTCTTGATGAGACTAATGACCCAGAGACGTGGGTCAAGTCCAATCCAATTTTGGATTTGAGTCCCGAAAAGCATGACCAGCTCATGAAATCACTGATTTCTGAGCGTGATACCAAGATGGCGAACGGCTCTCTGCCAGAGTTCCAGAACAAGTCGCTCAACATGTGGCTGCAGGTCAAGCAAAACACGTATCTGGACCTTGACGACATCAATCGGGCAGCCGTTGATGACGCACCAATCGATATTGACGGTCGTGAGTGCTACGTGGGCTTTGACAAATCCAATTTCAGCGATGATACATCGATTGCTTTTGTTTTCCCATATATGGACAACGGCAAGCCACGCTACTACATCAAGCAGCATAGCTGGGTGCCACTTGCGCGGGCTCAAAACAACATCATTTTGAAGGAAAAACAGGACGGTATCAACTATCGAGACGCCGAAAAGCATGGTTTTTGTGACATTGCCAAAAACGACTATGGCTATATTGATGACGGCGCGGTCTACGACTGGCTGATGGCCTATGTGGAGGCTCATAAGCTCAAGGTCAAGTACTTCTGCTATGACAAGTGGGGCTTGTCCAAGATGATCGGCTGGATTGAGCAGAAAACCGAGTGGAACACGATGCCGGTTAAGAACGTTATCCAAAACCTTAACGAGCCGACCGTTGATCTGCGCAAACAGTTCGATACGGGCACGATCAGATATGATCATGACCCGATTATTACGTATTCGCTGAAAAATGCCGTGCTGTATGGCAACAATAACGGCGTAAAGATTGATAAGGAAAAGGCGACGACTAAGATCGACTTTGTCGATGCGCTGATTGACGCATGGTATACGGCCATGTTCCATTTTGATGATATCAGCTTGGAAAAGGTTGATGCCAGAAATCCGTTCTCAGGGATGTCAAACGATGATATCAACGACTACTTTACCAACGATTTTTCATTCTGAAAGGAGGAAACCGCATGCTTAAGACCATTTTTAAACTGATTCTGGCGGTGGCAGTCGTAGTGCTGTGGGTTGCGGCACTCTATGCTTTTGTCAAATTCGGCTTTGCCGTCAACGTGGCGGTAGGCTGGCTGACACTGTCAGTCGCACTGTATCTGGGATCTCGTGTGATCTCAGCGCTGATAGGTGGTGATGACTAGTGTTTAACCCTTTTAAAGCGGTGATCAAACGTTCGAGGATGCTTAGCTCGAACGGGTGGTCACCTTTTTTCTCGGCGTCAAACGGACAGGTTGTGTCAGCCGGGCCAGTTAATGCAAGCACAGCACTCAACAACTCTGACGTTTTTGCAGTGGTCTATCGGATCAGCTCAGACGTAGCGGCTTGCCAGTTTGAGGCTCCAATGGTTGACTACCGGCTTAATCATCCGATGGGCACGCTGATCAACGGCTACAACGTGTGGCAGTCAGTGGTCGCTCAGATGGCGCTTAACGGCAATGCCTACATGCTGATACATCGCGAAGGCACGAACGGTGCGATAACTCAGCTTGAGCCTGTACCAGAGGAGCGTGTGACCGTCACGCTTAATGATGACGGCTCTGACGTCTTCTACACGGTGCATTTTGATGACTCCAACCGCTCTGGCGACTATAAGGTGCCGTCAGCAAACATGCTGCACTTCCGACTTTTTGTTAACGGGCAGAGCGAATCGCAGTACATGGGTGTCAGTCCACTGATGAGCCTGGCTAAGGAGATCGACGTGCAGGACCAGTCTAACCGACTGGCACTCAGCACACTTAAACACGCTTTGGCACCGACCAACATTCTGTCAATCCCACAAGGGACACTTAATGCCGATGCCAAAGCCAACATCCGTGAAGAGTTTGAAAAAGCCAATTCTGGCGAAAATGCCGGTCGAGCAATCGTGCTTGATCAAGGCTTGTCGCTGAGCCAGCTGACGGTCAGCCCCGACATTGCCAAACTGCTTGCCAATACTAATTTCAGCCAGGCACAGATTGCTAAAGCATTCTGCGTGCCGGCCGACTATCTGTCAGGCAAGCAAGACGAGCAGTCGAGTATCGAGCAGGTCCGCAGTCTGTATCAAAACTCGCTGACGCTTTACATCAGACCGATTGAGGACGAGCTTACGAGCAAGCTTGGCGTACCGGTGCACTTGGACGTCTCAACGGCGGTCGATATTGACCACCAGCAGTTGATCAGCAACATCGTCAACCTAACCAACGGGACCAATCCCGTTTTGTCGGGCGATGATGCACGCCAGATCCTGGTAGATCGTGGCGTACTGCCAAAATGGACGTACCAGACGGCTACGCCAGGAAACCAAAACTTAGGAGGTGATACGAGTGCCAACGACAACGGACGTACGGACGCTGACAACGGATCTGACGACACGGAGCAGTGACGACAATGGCATGACTGTGGAAGGATACGCCATGCTGTATGACCAGCCGTCAGTCCCGATGCCATTTGTCGAATATATCGATCGTGGAGCACTGGACAACGTTGATCTGTCAAAGGTCCTGTTGCTGTATGGTCATGACCTTAACAGTGTCTTGGCCCGTTCTGATGCGGAAAATCTGCAGTTACGGGCCGACGATAAGGGATTGTGGTTTCGAGCTGCACTCCCTGATACGACGCTGGGCCGTGACACGTACACCAACGTGGCTAATGGCAATCTCAAAGGCTGTTCGGTCGGCTTTAAGATCGGCGATGACAAGTGGCTGCAGGGTAATGACGGCCAGGTTATCCACCATATCCGGTCGTTTGACCAGCTGATTGAGATCTCAATCACGCCGATCCCGGCATACACCGAGACCAGCGTGGACGTACAGCGCTCACTGGAAGCTTTCATGAAGGGAGAGAACGAAGTGGAAATCGACTACGACAAGTTGGCTGACGCGGTAGCTGACAAGATTGAACAACGTTCTGCCGAACAAACAGACGTTGAAACTACCGATGAAACCGACAAGCAAGACGTGGAAAAACCAGAAGAACCACAAAAAGAAGAAAAACCGGAAGAACAATCGGCTGATGATTCTGATTCTGCTGATGAAGATGAAAAACCTGCAGAAAAACCTGCAGAAAAGGTTGAAAAACGGTCTGAACCGCATGTATCAATCGTAACTACTGACGTAAAGAAAGAAGGTACCGAAATGCGTGAACTGCATGGCGCAAACGAATCCGCAAAGGACCAATTTGCACACTTTTTAAAGACGGGTGAAGTTACCCGTGACAACACGACTGGTGGTATTGGCTTGTCTAACGGCCAAGTGCTGATTCCACAAGACATTCTGCCAGCTGAACACGAACAACACCAATTCCCACGTCTGGGTAATCTGGTTCGCCAAATTGCTGTTAAGCACACGACTGGTAAGCTGCCTGTTTTCCAACCAGGCTCTGGCAAGCTGGCTTTGCACACGGAACTGCAATCCACTGCTAACAGCACGTCACCAGAAATCAAGGAAATTCTGTGGAATCTGAAGACGTACACGGGTCGCTATGTATTTACGCGTGAACTGATCGACGACTCTGACTACAACTGGGAAGCAGAACTGCAAGCTCGCTTGGTTGAACTGCGTGACAACACGGAAAACGATCTGATCGTGACGCAACTGACCAATGGCGTTACGGCAGTTAAGCCAACCAACTTGATTGACGATCTGAAGCTGATTCTGGACTCTAAATTGAAGCCATACGACAGCAACGCCGCATCGATCGTGCTGAGTCAATCTGCTTTTGCCCAACTGGATCAAATGAAGGATTCCGAAGGGCGTCCGCTGGTACAGCCTAATGTAACGTTGGGTACTGGCAATGCTATTTTGGGCAAGGCGGTTACAGTCGTAGACGACACGCTGTTCCCTAATGCACAGCAAGGCGATGTCAACATCGTAGTTGCGCCACTGCAAAAGGCGGTTATCAAGTTCAAGTCCAATGAAATCACCGGCCAATTCCTGGACACCAGCGACATCTGGTATAAGGCTCTGGGCATCTATCTGCGTGAAGACGTTGTGCAAGCCAACAAGGACGTTATCAACTGGGTATCCAGCACCACGACCACTTCTGGCAAGTAAGCATGTGGAGGTGATCAGCAATGATTGATACGCAGTCGATGCTTGATGAGCTCTGCTTGGACGCAACCGATGAGACAACGCAACTGATCACCGACCTGTTAAGCCAGTCTGAAAGCATCATCCGTGACTCGGTCGACAAGACCAAGCCAATTGACAGCTATGAGCATGATCCGATCTTTATCAGAGCCGCTAAAACGTTGTGTACTCAGCTGTACTATGACCGTGCACTGACTGGTGGGATGTCACTGGGCTTACAGATGATGATCAATCACTTAAAGGGCGAGGTGGGAGCAGATGGCTACAAACCGAACAGTACCGTATAGCTATCAGCCATATCAGATGCGGTATACCGCAGAGTTTGGCAGTTTTGACATGGCAGAAAACAGTATGGGCATCCCAATGCCAACTTTTGTCAGCCAGTTTAAGCTGCACTATGCCCGTGTCAGCCAGACGATCAGCCAAAAGTACGAGGTGCTTGGTACGGACTTTGAAAACACTCAGATCCTGGCCGTGCGCCACGACAAACGGCTGACTGATAAGCTGGCAGTGCGGATCAACGGCCAGGTATACAGCATTGTGGATTTGTCGGTGCGTGATGATACCTATCTGTCATACGATCTGATCACTATCAAGCGCTATAAAGCCGGTGGTCAAGATGGCTGATGATATTGAGATGGGCCAGTTCCTTGAGCAGTGGCTTGAACAGGTCAAGTCGATCTCGGTTGATCTGACGCCTAATGAACAGGCCGAAATCACCAAAGCCGGTGCAAAAGCAATGGCTGAGCGCTTGACTGCGGTTACCAATGCCAAACACCGCTCCCACCACAACGACAAGACGTATGGCCACGCTGCCGACCATATCTCGTATATGGATAAAGACGTGGACGGTGAAACCAATGGCTCATCTACAGTTGGGTGGGACAATCATTATCACGCCATGAACATGATGCGCTTGAATGACGGCTATAAGGGATATCCTGGCGACCATTTTGTCACTAATCTGCAACAGGACAAGGCGACCAGTGAGGCTGTCTTAAAGGCTGAAAGCGACAAGTATCAAGAGCTGATCAATGACAAGAAAGGGGATGACGACTGATGTTGGCAACAAAACGGGCTAAAGAGCTGATCCTGACTGGAAATTTTAAGAACGTTGATGCTGTCTACATCGGCGTTATCCCACAATCTGAGATCACGCGCACTGATCGGACAATCATACTGATCACGGACGTGCGCACCGACTTGGCGCTTGATGGCAACCTGGACTTCCACGCTCTTGATAAAGAGGTAGAGGTCCAGATTTTTTATGCGCTCGATGCCGATGATCCTGATGATTTTGAAACGTCATTGATACATCTGTTCGTTCGCGATGGCTGGACGATGCTTGACAATCACGGCCACACGGTTGACCCCAAGACTTATCAGGTAACACAGACTTACTACTTTGACTACTTTGAAATTAAAAAATAGGAGGACAAAAAATGCTACTTCACGGTATCACAACCGCGTGGGTTTTCTTGAAATCCAATGACGGCAAAAGCTTGCTGACCAAAGACCAGGGACTGTCTGACAACGGCCTGCTGGAACTGGGCCATGACGTGCTCGGTGTAGCGTCAGCAGAAATCAAGGGCCTTGACGGCTCGAAACTCGAAAAGATCTCAGGCAACAACACGGTGCAGTACAGCTATGCTGATCCGCTGAACCCAACGGTTGCTCTGACGATCAACAGTCTTAAGATGGCTACTTATGCCAAGCTAATCGGCCTGGAAAAGCAGGGCACTGGTTGGCAGATGGCTGACAACAAGCCAGTGGGCGGCTGTGTCATCAAGGCACCGCATATGACTGATAATGGTTTCACCTACTTCTGTTTCCCAAGTGGCAACTTCTTAGGCGGCGACAAGAAACTTGATTCGGATACTGACTCCAAGAAGACGCCGGTGACGGATTCATTGAGTTTTGCCGCTATTGACGATCCTAACATCAACGATCTGTACCGGATCTACGACACCACCGACACCGACTTTACGAATGAAGACGCGATGTTCAAGGAAATTTTGCCAGACTACGCTAAGACGACAACGCCTGGTTCACCAGCCTAATGGTTAAAGATCGCCACCGAAAGCAAACAGTACTCGTATGAGGGCGGTCGATAGAGGAGAGATAAGATGAAGCTTTATATCAAACTATTTAACCGCAAGTTTGACGTGTCGACGTCTAACGGCAACGTTCGGCGCGTCTACGAGATGCAGCTTAAGGTTGCTAAAACCCAAGCTGAAAAAGATATTTTAAAGCGAGCACAAGACGAGCTGGAACTGGTCCAAGAAATGCCAAAGTTTCTTGGCATTATGCTCAAGCTCAACAAGCAACAGCTTAAACAGCTTGACAACATGGACTTTGAAGCCACGCAAGACGCGGTTGGCTATATCTGTCAGCGTATCTTAGGCCGCAGTGATGAGCAGATCGAAGCAGAGGAAAAAGAAGACCCAAAAAAGTAAACTGGAAAGCTCGCGTGTGGCATTTACAGAATGCAATCGAAGACTTAGACAACAACGAACGGGAAATGCTGATTCAACTGCACTGGACGATCGATCAGTATGAAAATGCTGACTACTATCGTCTAGGTGAGGTTATGTCGGCTAAGGCACGTGATGATCGTGCAATTGACCCACTGCAGTTTGTAAGAGGGAGGAGAGCGGATAATGGCTAAGATCAGCAACGTTATGGCGACTAAGGTCGCACTGGATTTGGTGGACGCATCGAAGTCAGTCCGCAATCTGACAACGGAAGTCAATGCATCGACCAAAGCCTGGCAGGCACAAGAGGCCAGCCTTAAGTCTGCCGGCGACTATATCGGCGCGGCTAAGGCACGGCTTGACGGTCTGGGCAGTGCGATCGATGCACAAAAGGAAAAAATCTCTGCTTTACAGGAGAAACAGGAGTCGATGAATAGTATCAGCCAGGAAACGGCTGAGGAGTTTCTGAGACTCAAAGAACGCATTGACGAACTGAAAGCCGAGCAGTCCAGCCTTGACGACATCACTGGTCGTAACAAGGAAAAATACGAGTCGCTTGGCGCCGAGATCAACCGTCTGGAAGCTCAGCAAAGCAAGCTCAATGTGGGCACGGTCAAACAAGCCGAAACCTATCTGCGCTATGGTGCACAAGTCGACCAGGCTAAAGCCAAGCTGGCAAGCATGGAGGCTCAGCAACAGCGAGCCGAACAACAGCTTGAACTGCAAAACAGCGGCGTGCTGAAGCTCAATGCGTCCATGCGAGCACAATCGGCCCTGTTTATGGCACATGCCGAGCGTCTACAGGCGGAAGGACGTCAGTACCAGGCAATGGGCGTCCAGGTTGATGGTCTGGAAAACAAGATCAATCAGTTGAGAGAAATCCAACAGCGTGAGATGCAGATGCTCGAATCCACACGCCAGCGGATGGGTGAGAGCTCGGAAGAGTATCTCAAGCAGGCAACCCGTGTGGAAGAGCTTGGTACCAAGATCGCTCAAACGCGGTCTAAGATCAACGAGCTCAACGAGGCCATGAAGGCTACACCGCATACGTGGCTTGATGGCATGAACGCTCGTCTGGACAGTCTGCAAGGCAAGGCTGATCGAGTGAGCCACTCGTTTGGCAGCATGTTTCTGGCAAACACGGCGGCGAACCTGTTTTCTGGCGCACTGGCAACGATTAATGCTCACTTTACGGAGCTGATCGCCAGTGGGCAAGAGTATGACGTTACTCAGCAGAAAATGGTCGCCGCGTGGGATACGCTGACCGGTTCGGCTAACAAGGCTCAGGACATGGTCAACACGATCAACAACCTGTCAGTCAAAACCGGTCAAGCCGTTGACGTTGTAGACGAGCTGGAGCAGGGTTTCTACCACCTGCACTCTTCCAAGAGCCAGGCGGACGGGCTGACCAGCTCCATGCTTAACATGGCTGACGCGGTCGGACTTAACAGCCAACAGATCAATGACGTATCACAGGATATGGTCCACGCGATGGCAACCGGCAAGGTTACACAAGGTGAGCTTAACCAGATCGGTGCCTACTTCCCGATGATCGATGAAGCACTGGCTAAGCACTACCATACCAGCGTTGCCGGCATGCGTCAGATCGCGCACGCAGGCAAGCTTGACGCCGATACGTTCCAGCAGGTGTTCGAGCAACTCGGGAATGGTAAGTACAAAGAGGCTGCCGACAACATGATGGGCACCTTCTTTGGTATGGAGCGGACGATCAAATCCCGTATGCCAGCCCTTGTCGGTGATATCGAACAGCCGTTCATGCAGATGAGCAATCCATTGCTCGAGTCCGTGTCAAAGTGGGTATCAGACAAACGCACTGACGCGCTGTTTACCCAGTTTGGCCAGCATTTGATGCAGGCGTTTAACCAGATCACAACTGCTTTTGGCGGCAAAAAGATCAACGTCAGTGACGCACTGACTGGTGGAATGAAAGCCGCTACCCGTGCCGTTGACAGATTTGCCAACGTGGTGTCATCACATCATACGCAGATCAAAGAGTTTTTTGACTCGTTTAAGACTGGCTCGGCGGCAAGCCTTAAGATTTTTGCCAATGTCATGCTCGACTTGTCTAAGGTGATGCTGCCAGTTTTAGACGAACTGGCTAAGTATCCTAAGACGACTGCGGCAGTGATCACATCGCTTTTGTTGGCAAGCAAGGCGGTCAAAGGGCTGTCTGTAGCTGTTAAGGGACTGCAGATCATGCAGACAGTCGGCTCAACGATCGGCGCTTTTGCTACTAAGATCAAAAACATCCCTAGTCGCAAGATCACTCGTATCCAAGTTGACGGTGCCAAGTCCACACGGGATCTGGAGGCCTACAGTCGGCGTCTGGATCGTGTGCCAAAGACTAAGACGACTAAGGCAATTGTCAACACGGCATCAGCCGAAACCAGTTTGACACGGCTGGGAACTAAGGCAACTGCATCTGGCAAGCTCGGCTTAAGGGGGCTCAGCTTAATCGGGCGTGGTGCCAAGATTGCGTCAGCCGGGCTTGACTTGGTTGGTGGCCCAGCTGGTGCGATCATGCTTGTCGTGCAGGGTTTGACGGTCTTATATCAGCACAACAAGAAGTTCCGCACGTTTGTTAACGGTTTGGCAAGCTCTGCCAAGTCGGCAATGGGCAAACTGGGCAACGCCTTTGAGTCTGGCGCTAAGTCGGCAATCTCATGGACCAGCAACATGTGGAATCGTGTAAAAACGAGCTATCAGCAGGGTCAAGCCCAGACTCAGCAACAGACACTGCAACATGCGCGTCAACAGCAACAAGCGTGGAATGGTATCAAAGATACGACTACATCCATTGCTAAAAACATGTTTGACAAGCTTAACATCTTAAACGGTGACGGTTTAGGCGACATGTTAAACGGGTGGAAAGACCATTTTAGCAAAGTAATCAGTACTATCGAGTCAAATGGTAGTCCACTCCATAATGCTTTTAGAGACGTGTTAAACGGCTTGCTTAGTCCATTTACCAACTTGATCAACGGAATCATCAAAGGTATCAACTGGGTCTTGGATAAGGTCGGCGGCGACAGCCATAAACTTGGCACCTTTACGATTGACAAGCTCGCTAACGGTACGCCAGGTGGTGGCTTGCTCCATGACCAGGTGGCACTGCTTAACGATGGCTCTGGTCCTAACTATCAGGAAATGGTCCACTTTCCGTCCGGCGAAACGGTTATGCTCCCACCAGAGCGTAACCTGATGATGTACCTTCCGGCTAAAACGGAAGTGCTTGACGGCGAACGGTCAGCTAAGCTGGCGCCAATGATGGGTATCAGCCACTATGCTGATGGTGCTGTGGGCGACTTCTTTGCAGGCCTGTGGGATAAAGGCAAGGACGTTGTCGACTTTGCCGAAGATATCCTTAAAAAGCCGATCGACTTCATGGAATCCGTCTTTAAGCACTTCATCCCTGGCAAATCTGATAATGGCAGTTTCTTCAGTGTTCAGCTGCATAACAGTCTGCCGATGTTCTTCGCCAAATCGATGGCTGACTGGGTTAAGAAACAATTCCAGGAAATGGCTAATCCAGCCGGTTCTGGTGTTGAGCGTTGGCGACCATACGTTATCAGAGCTTTGGATATGCTGCATTTGAGCTCATCACTTGTGGGCAGAGTCTTAAAGCAGATCCAAACGGAATCTGGTGGTAATCCTAAGGCACTCGGTGGCGATGATGGTTTAAGCGATGGCCGAGCTATGGGGCTGATGCAGGTCAAGCCACCTACGTTTGCAGCCTATAAACTGCCCGGTCACAACAACATCTGGAACGGTTTTGACAACCTGTTAGCTGGTCTTAACTATGCACGGCATCGCTATGGCGATAGCTTGTCGTTCTTAGGACAGGGACACGGCTATGCCAACGGTGGCATTGCTACGCAACCGTCAATTTTTGGCGAGGCGGGCGCTGAAATGGCAATTCCGCTGGACAGCATGAAGTCATCCCGTGCGTGGGAGCTCATGAGACAAGTTGTCGCCTACTATGGTGGCAATAACACCACTCAGACGGCCACGATTGACACTCGAAACCTGTCGCAACAGATCCAAGAACTGATCGAAGTCGGCAAGGCTGTTTTGGCAGTTAACGGCGAACAGGTCCGTGCTATTAAAGGCATCAAGGGATATGACAAAGTAACCGCCTACAAGCAACAACGTATCGATCAAACGCTTGCCAACTATCAAGCTTTCTAACGACATGAGCTTTACAACTGGTCGATAAAATGTTTTTCGATGCGTCTGAGAGGGGATGATAAAAATGCAGCGACCACATATGTGGATTAAACTGCCAAACCAAGATGAGATTGACTGCGAAACAATAACCAAAGGGCTCAAGTTTCTGCAAGACGATTCCGACTTATCAATCACTAACACGTATCTGGATTCGGCTGGAATCGAGGGCTCAGTTTTAGAACGTCAGACTTACTCTAAAACAGCTGTTAATGCCAATTTTTGGTTGCACTTTGGCAGTTGGTACGACTATAAGCTGGCTAAGCATGACATCGCACGTGTTTTTGGCCAGAAAGGACTGATGCGAATCCGTACTGATGCCGAGCCGTATATCGTCAAGTATGTATATGCAACATCATATACGATCAAACCGATTGGTGACTTTTATCATGACGCTCTTTTTACGATTGCATTTGACAATCCCAGTGGTCTCAAGTACTCGCTCTATCGCAGTGATGAGCTTGTCAACCACATTAACGATGGCAAGCAGTTTGGCATGAATTTGCCTGAACAACCGCTTAACTATCACTGGACGTCAGACAGCATCGACTGCTATAACCCGTCCGATATCGCGGTTGATCCGTACTTCGGCCGGCGAGATATCCGGACTACGATCCACTTTGCTGGTGACTCACTTAAGCTGGAGAACAAAACAACTGGCTCAGTCTGGACTTATAAGCAGTCAGCGGGCATAGAAGATACGATCGTGATTGATGGGATCAACACCTATCGCAATGGCGAGCTTGATAACAGCCACACTGACTACGGCTATCTGAGCCTGGCGCCTGGCAACAACTCGATCCAGGCATCAGGTGCATCAAGCGTGGATGTTACGATCAGTTTCCCGTTTATCTATCTCGAGTAGGAGGGATGCATTTTGAGCGTTGTAAAAATCGCAAAGATACAAGGTAACCTGCACGTCCCTAACTCTAGTGACACGATAGCTATGCTGACAAGCGTCATACCAGATACTATGCAGATAACGTGGAAGAAAAACAGTGAGTATCAGATGCAGTTTGAGGCATACAATAACGGGTCTGATGCATACTCAATGCTTTCGCCTGGAAACATGATTGAGAAAAATGGTCAGTGGTTTGTCATTAAACATCCTACAGCGGGATGGTCAGGAAACTTGGAAACCACATCGGTTGTAGCTACGCATATCAGCTCAGAGATCAATCGGATCCGTATCTATGGTGATGATGCTCCAACTGATTTTGGCAGTTATGACCATGCCGGCAAAAGCCAGTCAGTCACAAGTGTGTCTAATGACAGCACCGAAACTGCTGTCAGCGCGTCCATCAACGACATCATGCAGTGGGCCTTTGGCGATCAGCAAAACCGCTGGGGAATCACCTATCAAATTATCGGCAGTTTTAACAGCCAGATGGTCGTCAGTCCATATGCATCTGGGTCTGGCAAGGATATCATCAGCCGGATCTTAGCAGCATGGTCTGATGCGGTTTTTTGGCCAGACAACCTTAACTTACGTATCTATGCGCATGATGAGTTTTATAAAGATCGTGGGCATCGGTTGGACTACCTGCATGATACTGATACGGTGACGCTTGAGTACGACACTACCGATATGGTTAATGCAGCAAGACTGGTCGGGGCTACGCAAGAGAGTGGCGGCGGTACAGGAATCAACGAGTCCGAAACCACCATACAAGGCACTGGTAGAGCATCGGAAGTTATTGCTGACGCAAAGAAGTATCTTGGCGTTCCGTATGTATACGGTGGTGCAGGTGGTGCACGTGGTGGTAATCCGTACTCTGGTATGGACTGCTCAAGCTTTGTTAGCCAAGTATACAAAGACTTTGGCATCAACATTCCGGCCTATACCGTATCAATGGAATCCTACGGTCATGAAATCAGCCGTGACCAAGTGCAGACCGGCGACATGGGCTTTTACGGCTCACACGGTGCCAGCCACCACATCTGTATGGCACTGGATAACAACACGATGATCTATGAGCCACAGCCTGGCGAAGTATGTAAGACGGAGCCAATCAGCTACTATCCGCCGACATGGTGGGAACGCAACGATGATATGGCTAAGATCGTAGGCGGATCGTCGCAGACAGTTGATAGTGCCGAAATCACTAATAGCGATAGTCAAAGCACCTACTACTTTGCGCCGTTTTACTTTGTCGACGAAGCCAGCCGTCAACGTTGGGGACTGTACGAAGGCGATGATATCACCAGCGATACGATAACCGACAAAGAGCAGATGAAAGCCTACGCTGAGTCGCAGTTTAAGCCTAATCCAGACGTAAGCCTTGAGCTGACAGCAATTGATTGGCAAGCTATTCCTGGCGACCTGGTCAGAGTTGAGATCAAGCCGGCCAACTACGTTACACAAACCGGCGTGGTTGGTATCGTAAGCTATCCAGACAGTGCTACCAACAAAACCACTGTCACGTTAAACAGCAACCTGCAGACTATCCTTGACTATCAGCGTGGTCAGCAAGCGGAGCTTAAATCTTATCGCGACAGCACTAAGAGCATGATCATCAACGCGCAGTTTAATAGTAGCCAGGCGCAGACAACGTGGAATGAAACGGAGGTGAAGGCATTTGACAACAGCAAACGTAGTTGACGTATCGGAGTGGCAGCCGACCAGTATCGACTGGGCCAACCTGAAAGCTAACGGTGTCAAAGCAGTAGTCGTGCGTATCGGTCATGGCGTGACGCGTGATGAGCACGCAACAGACCATATCGCTAACGCAACTAAAGCCGGGCTGATTGTCCATGTCTATCACTACTACGAAGGCGTGGACGGCGAGCTGCAATACTCGGTCAACAATGCCAAAAGCCTTAACGTTCAGCCTAACGTGTACTACTTCCTTGATATGGAAGGCACGATTGCCGGATCATGGTCGAGCATTTTTGAATCGTTTCGCAAAGCTTGGGCGGACTATGGCTGGAACACTGGGCTGTATTGCTCACTGAGCAACTACGCCAAGTTTGATGATGCCACGCTGACCAAGCAGGGTGTGTACCGTTGGATTGCGGCGTGGGGCAGTGATCAGCCGGCGAGCGCCGACATGTGGCAGTATGACAGCAAGATTGGTCTGGGGAGCTATACGAGCGCACTAGACAAGGACGTTGATATATCTGGCAAACTGATCAAAGAGCCGGACAGCACGGTTGTTGAGCCAACCGACCCTAATGGCAACTACACGCTCAAGCCTGGCGCTTTTGTCGGCTTTGACCATTCGACTACCGAGCTACAAGGTGGCGAGATGTTGGTCGCCAGTCCAGATGGTCAGAACAAGATACCTAAACTGGCACCTACGGGTGCTTTTTTGTTTAACAACGCTGACGGCGACAACATGTGGACGTTGATCAAGCCTAAGGTCGGCACGATCAAAGGCGAGAAAGGTGATGCCGGAGCTGACGGCAAGTCTGCGTACGAAGTTGCCGTAGCCAATGGCTACACCGGTACACAGGCACAATGGCTTGCGTCGTTGAAAGGTGCAGATGGTGCACCTGGCAAAGACGGTTCCAATGGCAAGGACGGCCAAACGTGGCAACCGTATATCGCATCGGACAATCACTGGCACATCAGACTGGTTAACAACGTTGACATGCCGGCTATCGTTGGCGTGATTACGCAGGGCGATGCCAACGACCTCACGATGGACGACAGCTATCGTATCGATGGCACGGTTGCCAACATACCGTCAACCAGTGGCCTGTTGACGATTAGGGCCAATAGTGGCGAAGTATGGCAGACGTATATCGACAGTGCGACTGCCGACTGCTATACGCGCACAAGGCATAACGGCATATGGTCTAAGTGGCGCTGGACAACACAATGGCCTAACAGCTAGGAGGTGAGTGAGTGACAACACAAGATATTGACTTAGGTGTGGTAGCACGTGGGCCAACAGGCCCGCAAGGTATTCAAGGACCTAAGGGTGACAAGGGTGATACCGGACCACAGGGACCACCAGGACCGGCTGCCACAGTTTTTCAAGGCACTATCTCAGATACGTCGACCGACTTTAACAATCTGGTGACGGAAGGTCACTATGACATACAGATCTCACCAAATACGCAGGGCAAGAACGGGCCAAACGACAGTGACTGGGGCTTGCTTGATGTCAAAGTAGCTGGCCGTATGGTTGTGCAGACATACTACGGTGATAATAACGCCAATGTCTACGTACGCAACCGTCATGGTGGTTCGACATGGACAGCTTGGCGTGAAGTAACGTTCTGGCCACGCAGTTAAGAAAGGTGATGAGAAATTGGCGACAACTGACATTGACTTGGGCGTCGTCGCTCAAGGGCCTAAAGGTGATAAAGGCGAGCAAGGTCCACAGGGTATCCAAGGGCCTAAAGGCGAGAAAGGTGATACTGGTCCACAGGGGCCACAAGGGCCAAAGGGCGCTACCGGTGCTACTGGTCCACAAGGTGAGCAAGGACCGCAGGGTAAACAAGGTATCCAGGGCCCGCAAGGGATTCAAGGACCGGCCGGCAAGCCTTTCAGCATTAAAAAGACTTACGCAACCGTAGCACTGCTTAATGCTAATGGGCCAAATGATTTGAGCGAAGGTGACTTTGCGATTATCGACTCGACCGTCGATGACGCAGATAATGCCAAGCTGTTTGTGTGGACCGGTGGTAAGGCATCGCTGGTCACTGATATGTCCGGTGCTCAAGGTATTCAAGGCCCACAAGGTAAACAGGGTGTGCAAGGCCCACAAGGACCGCAAGGCGTACAAGGCGAACAGGGCGCTAAGGGCGATACCGGCATGTCGGGCAAGAGCTATAAGCCGTACATCAGTGAAAGTGATGGTCACTGGCATTTAACGGTTGACGATCCTAACGACGTCTTGACCGACCCGTTTGCAGTTACGGCAGTTACTTCTGGCACGTGCGATGGGCTAACTACGTCCGGATACTATGGCATTAATTCGACGAGTGTTAATGGCAAGCCGAACAGTGAGACTGGTCTGCTTAAAGTCATTAACGCCGGTGGAATCATTACTCAGACCATGCACACGGTGTCGGACAATCTTTATATCCGCAATAAGCACAACGGCGCATGGACTGCTTGGCGCAGTATAACGTTCTGGCCAAAAGAGGGGTGATCTTTGATGGATTTAATTAGTTATGTGACTAGCAGTATCGCTGCTGTATATAGCAAGATTACCTATCTATATCAGCTGGAAATAGCAGTTAATAACGACTATGAGCTTAGTGTTCCAACGCTGACTGTAGAAGAGCTTCATGAAACTGCGCTTAATCGCAATGCCAGACTATGGATGTTTCGAGTGTTAAAGTGCATGGCCTATGACATCAACAATCTGGTTACGCTATACAACAAGCAGCAGCTGATTGATTGGGATGCAGATGGTGAGCCACTGACGCCGCTATATAGTGTGGTCATGCCGACATCGTTAGCTTTCAGCGAGCTCAAGACCGTTTTAGATGATGACTTTAAACGAGCGTTTGAACTGCTAGAACAGCTCGAACGCTATGCAAATGATATGAAAGGAGATTGAGTATGGCAGCGATTAATACTCGAGTTGTCTTGGACTTGGTCCGGGACGCGCAACCAAACGCAAGCTCGATTGTCGATTTAACGCCGTATTTCCAAGGGCGGGTTGGCGACAGTCAAGCGCCGATGCCTTTGGCGCTAAAAATGGACGGCCGACCACAGGATATGACCGGCTACGGCTTTCAGATCGAAGCAACTGATAGCGCAGGACACACCTTTGTGCTTTCCAACTGCGCTAAAGAAATTGCGCAGTCTGATAGCTTTAAACGTGGTTTCTTTACCGTGATCTGGGCAGCAGAAATGTTCCAGAATCCCGGCATTATGACAGGTGCCTTTGTGATAACTAAGCCAGAGACTGGCGAAAGGATTTCCACACTAGATTTCAATCTTAATGTGCTTAACCAAGCAGTTAGCTTTAATACATTAAATGACAGCTACAGTAACCGACTCGAAGACGTTATCAACAACTTAAAGTCAAAAGCAGATGCAATGATCAATGGTACATCCATTGCAACCTTGACTGCTCAACTTAAGTCTGCTCAGTCGGCATTGGAGACTGCAACGAGTTTGATCAACACAAAGGGCATCCCAACAACGGTTGATATGCAGAACTATGTGAACGGCTATATGGTGGCTCAGAATACTGGTGACGATCTTAACACGTTGACCACGCCTGGTATGAGCTACTATGTGACGACGACTTCTGCTGGCAATCTGCCAAGCGGGAAGCTGGGATTGCTTAGCATTCACGGGAATGCGTCACACTTGCTGCAGGTTTTCACGGACGCTGACCAGAACGCTTTTGTGCGTGGATACGAAAACAATGCCTGGTCTAAGTGGCGTCAAGTAACATTCTGGCCAAAGGAGGCATAGAAATGGCAATCAATTTAATCAACAACGGACAAGAGGACTGGCTTAATACTCTTAACAGCAACTCTGCACTACTCAACAAATTGCCCGTTGATGGCAGAGTCTACCTAGACAACGTGGGCACTTTTACTAACGGTGCCAGTGCAAGTGACATCGCGTGCACTTATGCGCAATTCAACGGTTTCAAAGTTGTTAATCTTTACTTCATCAACTTAACCGTGCCAGCTGGCGCTTTTGGCAAAAAGATCCTTAGTTTGGCCGACAACATCAAGCCTACTAATCCTGTGGCTTTTATTGCCAACCAAGAGTCGTTCATCAACACATCTAACAGCAATGCATTAAACGATTTGTACTTCTGGACAACGGCAAGCAGCGACCAAAAGTTCATCAACACGTCGCTTACTTACATGCGTTCAGACAACTAACGGGAAGGAAGCAAAACATGGCAGACGAAAACGCAAAGCAAGTGCTCATCTACACGTATGACACGACCGATCGTCTGCATGCCTTTACCGGCGCAATCAGCGTCGCTGAAGGCACTGCACTGACGGACGGTCAGACAGACGTGGTACCTGCAGACAACAACCAATTCTGGAACGGGACCAAGTGGGTTGGCGGCGACCAGCTCGTCACGGCCTACCACTATGACACCAACGGCTACTGGGACGGCTCAACGCTGATCCCGGAAGGTGCACCACTGGAAGCAAGCGAAACAACGGTCGTACCATATGACGCCAACGGGGCTGGCATGTACAAACCGAAGTTTGACACCACGCAGAACGTGTGGGTCGAAACCATGACGCAAGAAGAGATCGACGCGCTCAACAAACCGGCTCCAGCTAAGCCAACTGCCGAACAGCAGATGATCAGTCTGCTGGGCCAACAGGCAGTTCAAGCCAACGCTGAAAACGTTCAGCTTAAACAGGATAACGTGCAGCTTAAGCAGATGGTATCCGTGCTTGGTCAGACGGTTGCTCAGCTTAAAGCACAATCTACTACCACGACTAACTAAGGAGATGAGAGACTATGATGACTGAATATGATTTTGTCAAAACTATCTACTCTTGGGGATTCCCAATCGATTGCTACGTACAGTACAACTGGATCACTAAGGACCAGTACAAGGAGATCACTGGCAAAGATTACGTGGACGCAAGCACGTCTACGTCAGCCGGTGCTAGCGAATCCACGAGCACGTCTACGTCAACAGGCGCTAGCGAATCTGCTAACACTGCTGCCAGTCAAGCCTAGCTAACTTAAAATGAGTCGCCAAAGAAAGCTAACAGTACCATATGGGGCGGCTTTTAAAAGGAATTAGGAAAGCGAGGTGGGCTATGGGACACAGACGATTTTTGGTCGTGACCGGATTTGAAACGCTGGCAACCGGTATCTTTATGTCTGCTCAGCAACACTTCATGCGTGACGACCCACATGCTCGGGTCGTGCACGTGGTGCATCACTTGGGCGACACCAATTGGACATTGATTTTGTCGATCATAGGGGTCTGCGCGATTATGGCTGGTGCGTGCAGGTATAGTGAGCGTGCCCAGAAGTGGGCATTGATTGCATTAGGTGCGCTCTGGTGTGCCTATCTGTTTGCTTTTGCTGTGCAAGACTTCCATTTTCAAGGACGCATCGGCATCAACACACTGTTTACGCTCTTTATCTTTATCAGTGTTTTGGCTGAGGCTGTCTCAGATGGTGGAGGTGGCCGTTGATGCATGTTTTGGCGAATATTTTAAGTGCTGTGCTTGGTGGGGGAACGGTCGCGGCAGTTATCAACTACGCCAGCTCAAAAAGCTCAGATAACGTCAAACGTGAAGATGTGTATGCTGACCACACGCAAGAGCTTTTTGAACGTCTTGACAAACTGACAGACGAGCGAGATGAGCTCAAGGACCAAGTTTTAGAGCAGTCCAAGACAATCGACACGCTCAACGATCAGATCAAGCAGTTACGTCAAGACAACGACCGACTGATTAACCAGGTACACAAGTTGACTGAAAAGGTCAATGAGCTGGTTAAGGCAGACACTAATCTTAAAGGAGCGAGTAGATGATGAAAACAGTAAATGACATTGTTGAGTGGCTGATTCAATCGGGCACGTTAGCAGTCTTGGTGGCCTTTTTGTGGGCTTATGCTAAGCCGTTGTTGACCGCTAAGGCTAAGACTGCCAAAACGGAGCAGTCACGTCAACTCTGGGCGCTGGCTGAACAGGTGGCAGAAGCGGCCGTCAACACGATGGCTAGTCGCAACCTGTCTGGCGCTGACAAGTACGCTAAGGCCGTTGACATGGTACAGACGTCGCTGGCTAAGTCTGGGCACCATATCGCGCCAGAAGATGCGGAAGCCGTTGTGCAGTCGGCTTACGAGAAATCCGGATTGGCAGAAAGCAAGAAAGGGGAAAACTAACATGACTATGTACAGTGTGGACGTATACAGTGGCTCGTCTGACAGCATCATCCAGGACAGCCACGCACAGGCAGTCATCGTTAAAGCTACGCAGGGCACGGGCTACGTCAACCCGAAGTGCAATCACCAGGTGGAGCTGGCCAAGTCTCTGGGCAAAAAGCTCGGCTACTACCACTATGCCGGTGGCGGCGACCCAGTAGCAGAGGCCGACTACTTTATCGATAACATCAAAAACTATGTCGGCACGGGTATGCTGATTATTGATTGGGAAGGCTATCAGAACAGCGCCTTTGGCAACACAACTTGGGTTCGCCGGTTTGTTGATCGTGTACACGATCGGACCGGTGTCTGGTGCGTTATCTACGTGTCCGAATCGGCACTGGCTCAGGTTGCCAACTGCGCCAACGATTGTGGCGTGTGGGTTGCGAAGTATGCAAGTATGACTTGGAACAGCTGGGTGGTGCCTAATATGGCGGTATCCAGCGGAGCGTTTAAGTTCATCACCGGTTGGCAGTACACCGGCGGCGACATGGACCGCTCCATCTGGTACCTGGACGAGACGGCTTGGGATAAGTTTGCCAAAGCCAATGTTGCCAACCCTGCACCAGCACCACAGCCTAAGGTTGACCAGGCTAAGCCGGTCGTCAATCCGCAGACCACTTGGACGGACAATCTCGGCGACACCTGGCATGCTGAAGACGGCAAGTTTGTCAGCAACACGGCTCTACACCTGCGCTGGGGCGCTCGGCCAAGTGCATCTACGATTGCGGTCCTGCCAGCGGGCAGTGTGATCAAGTATGACGCTTGGTCGCGGGGCCGTGAGTTTGTCTATGTGCGTCAGCCACGCAGTAACGGCTACGGCTATGTAGCAGTCCGTGATTCCAAGACTGGAGAAGCATTTGGCAAGTTTGAATAGGGGTGATTAGATGACACAGTTTGACATCACATACACCGATTTTAAGCGCGAAGATACGACTAACGATATCACTATCAAGCTGTATGCTGATAACAAACGGCCGATCATACCTGATGCCAGTCACACGTGGAAGGCTAAGGTGGCTAAAGACGATAAGTATGTCGGCGAGTATCCGGTTACGATTCTCGGCAATACGATCAAGCTTTCGTCAAGCAACCTAACTCGGTTGCCAGACGGCAACTATGCTCTGGAGCTGTGGGAAACCTATGACGGATCTACTGCTATCTATCCATCGACCGGAGTAATGGCGTTTCGCGTCAACAAGAATCTCGATGACACACTGGGGACGATTGATCCGACTACTGATATCAATGGCATCATCGATGATTTGCACAAAGCTGGGCAGAACATCAAAGTAGTTGCCACCAACACCTTACCTGCCGGAAGCAAGGCGTCAGTAACGCAGTCCATCACTAACGGCGAAAATCAACTGACGTTTAACATTCCACAAGGTGACAAGGGCGCTAAAGGGGATGTGGGGCCTGCTCCTACGTTAAAAATTGGGACGGTAACTAAGCTGAATCCTGACCAGGCACCAACAGTAGCTTTGACTGGCGACAATGGCAGCTACACGCTTGATCTAGGTATTCCACAGGGAGTACAGGGAGAAACAAACGCCACTGCTACCAATGCGCTGAACGTTGCAAATGGCGTGAATGCTAAAGTAGATGGACTAAAAACCAGCGGCCGGAACTACATCAAGAACTCCCAGTCTTTCACGATATCGGGGAACGGGACTGATAACTACGACCTTTGTTGGAGCGTTTATGATGACGCTTTCTTCGCCAACCCGTTTTGTAATGGCACAAATAAAACACGCTTAAGTTTTGACTTGACACCAAGCAAGGCGATAAGCACTGCTAAAACATATCTTATCCGCTGGCGTCAAGCCCCATGGACTGCTTTTGGGAAGATTACGGTACCAGCTAATACGACCGACAAACAGCACTATGAGCTCGTGACAACCACGCCAACTGCTCAAAAACAGACAGGCCAAATTTTCATACGGTTGATGGCTGATAGCACTAGCGAAGTCAGCTATACAATCGAGAACTCGATGTTGACAATCGGTGATGCTTTCGCTGAATGGCAACCAGCGCCAGAAGATATACAGACACAATTGGACACATTGAAGGAAGCTGTCAAAAAATTGGGGGGGGACAATCTAGCCCCACTGGTAGCTCCGGTAATGAGTAATGTTGGCGCCGAGACTGAATCGGTAACACATGGACATGCACAGCGTTTTGTGTTACCACTTAAGGGAACAGAGCTACTACCAAAGACAAATATTCTTGTAGACGTGTTGTCAGGAGATACACTTAGTCAAAGCTTTGTGATAGAAACAGATGCTACGAGTGTCAATGGCATTTTTACGTTCTTTATGACGAACAGCTCCAGCCATCACATTGTTCCGTTTAACGTTCAGCAGCTCACTGCTACCAAATATCTTGTTTCAGCGAGATATACAACTAGCGCTGATGGAAAATGGCGGATCCTAGATATTATACGGTTGAACTTAACCGGTGGGACGTACGTCGAGTTCTCTAATCCTTACGCAGTCATAGATTGAATAGTGTGGTATAATAGCAACATGCTAGGAATAAGACCAGACTCAGCGCACCTGGTCGGGGCTAGCCCATATCGCGCAACTTAGGCTCGGCTTTAATGCCGGGCCTTTTTTATTAATAACAATTTAATATTAAAGCCCTACACATGGCACCAAACTATATCAACAAAAGGAAGTGAAAGTCCTCTTCTTTGATTAACACTAGCCGTGTGTAGGGCTTTTTTTATTTTAACTTTTTTGTTAATAGGTATTTACAAACACGATAGAAGAGTGTATTATAATACTTGTAAAGAGATATTAACAAAGACAAGGAGGAACTTAAAATTTTAATTGATACCACTGCAATTAAAAAGTTGATATGCGATTCTGGCATACCAACAACTAAATTAGAGAATGGCACGGGTGTCAACCGTGTAACCATTTCTAATTTGCGTTCTGGCCGGTCAGACTGGAACAAGGTTTGGCTGGCTACGCTTGAAAAGTTTCAAACATTTATCAATGAAAACAAGGAGGAAATCAAAATGATGAACAAGAAACAATTGGAACTTAACGAATTGGCTGAACTGCAAGGATTAACAAAGGAAGGCGTAATCGTTGGCCTTCCAGAAGATGTTGTTAGCATTTACAACGATGAAGCGGAAGAAGAAAAGATGACCACCGCTGAATTCGTCGAAAACTTTGTTGATGATCTGAGTGGCATTATCGAGCTGCACGAAGACGGTTCGATCACTATTCAAGGCGAAGGCTTAATCGTCATTGATAACAGTAATCTTAGTGGCAATGATTCATTAGACTGGTTAGGCAAAAACTCAAACTTCAAAGAACTGTTCAACGATTCTGTTAAAGCGGAAGAACTTGTTGAACAAATCTATGACACGTATTTTAATTGAAACGATAAAAAAGCAGCTCCTATTCGGGGTTGCTTTTTTAGTTAGCTGAGATATACTTAAATCGTTATCCCCACGTATGTGGGAGTGATCCCAATATTGATATTAGGGATATTGCTTAATGCAAGTTTTTCCCATGTAATGTGGGGCTGCGGTCGTCTTATGACGGCCGTTTTTTTGTGCAACGAAAGTACATCAACGTTGTACTTTATAGTTTTCTATAATTCTTTATTTAGCGTTAAATCAAGGGTTTGAGATTATAATTATCTCTAAAATTCTCTATTAATGTTGATGAAGAACATTGATAACGCGTGTAAAGTATTGATATGTCAACGTTTTAAAAACCGCTGTACAACATACGTACAACGGTTTTATAATTTATCCAATTTCGATTCAATTAAATTGTCAGATTTTCGTTTGTATTCGTCGATAAAGTAAGCATAAACATTGCTTGTAATAGACATACTGGCATGGCCTAGTCGCTTACTGATCGCATATAGGTCCACACCTTGACTGAGCAGATATGCCACGTGGGTATGGCGCAGGCTGTGGAAATGGAATCCTTTTTTATTTATCCCGGCAACGCTCAAATAATGTTTTAATGCATCGTTGACTTTTTCATTAAAATAGGGAGCTGTTGCAATTTTAAAGATTCTGCCAGAGTGATTATCATTAAGCTGCTTTAATTTATTTAATAACATCGAATTAACCCGAATCGTACGAATCGAATGTGGGGTCTTAGTTGGAAGAAAACCTTGATGGTTGTGATAGTCCCACGTTTTATTGATCCTGATTGTTTTATTTTCAAAATTGATGTCATCCCACGTTAAACCAAGAATTTCGCTGAAACGAGCGCCGGTAAAAATTGCTATCAGAACCATATAGGCAGGGATGTTGTCTGGCGAAAGGTCATCAGACACTACCTTTGTCAATCGTTTCAGCTCATCGATAGACAGATACTCAACGTGGCGAGTTAAGGTGTCGTTGTAGCTGCTTTTTATGCCATAAGTAAAATCTTTAGTGATGATTCCGTCAGCTAAAGCAGATTTAACACACGATTTAATTTGAGCATGCAGGCGTTCGACAGTCCTTTTAGCGTGTGTTTTGCCAAAATCATTGATGAACTGCTGATAGAAACTGCGATTGATTGATTTTAACTTAATTTTATCAAAATATAATTTAATTATTTTAACGTTTGCTGCGTACTGATTCTTAGAATTTTCAGCCAGGTGTGGCTCTCTGTACGTCTGATACCACTGCTCGAAGTAGTCAGCAAACACCGGGTCGGCAGAGACATCCACACCTTTACCCAGCTCGGACTCCAACTCGGCTGCATAGAGCTTGGCCTGAGCCTTAGTCGCGAAACCGGCTTTTGACTTTTGGTGCAGCTTACCGTCAGCATCCCGCCAGGAAACTCTGGCTTGCCATTTGCCATTTCTTTTCATAAAATTTGCCATAATATCCGCTCCTTCGTGGTATAATGGCTAAGTAATTAACTTCTCCCCACTCGCATAACGCGGGTGGGCTTTTTTTATTTGTACAACTTAACGCCGCCGCTCAGCGTCATACGTGCAACTGGGTTACCGTTTTGATCATAGAACGACACTGGCGCATTAGCATTGTGGCTTTCAAGCAGGTTGATCACACTGCCGTAGACTTCCTTTTGCTCATTGTCGGTCATAGCGGCAACACTGTTAGGCACGGTTACGAAAAATTGGCCGTCATCTTTTTTATAATCGATCTTAAAGCCGTTAAGCGTAGAGTCGCTTGCCATTTGACTGGTCAGATTCTTAGCCAGCGCGGTATATGTAGCGTCATCCATAGCCTGGTCGTACGATTCGCTCTTGGACTCCGAGATCGACTCAGACTTGGCCTTTTTAGACGACGCAATCGATGATGACTCCGCAGCTCGCTGTTTTTCCACGTTATCAGCGTGGGTAAACCCGATGACGGTCAGTCCAACCACCGCTAAGAGCAGAGCGCTGATCTTACTGCCTTTGCGGTCATGATTGCGCATCCAATACCAGACGGCGAGTAACAGAAATAGAAAACCTAAAAACATCATAAATAATCACTCCTTAGTTAAATTTACGGTTTGGCGAAGGTCAAACCAATAACCCCCATATTTAAACGAAAGGCCGTATTTAATACGATAATTAATAATTGCTTGATATAAATATTTTTCAGTCACGCCAAAATAGTCAGCGATATCCTGTGACGTCCACAGATCATGCTCATAGCAGTAGATCAGGCCGTCAAGCGTTACGGCCCGCATCATGGCAACAGATCGTGCCAGACGTTCTTGCTTACAGTCTAAGCAGTCCGAGTACCGAGAGATGTCACCAGCAGTATAGTCATAGTGGGCAAACTCTTCATGCAGCACCTGGTATTTTTCTCGTGATTCGAGATTATCATTGATATAGATATCGCCATCAAGCAGCAGTCCGCCGAAGTGGTCAGGGATGTTATGGTGGATAAAGATAATGCGGATTGTAGGACGGCTGCTTGCCAGCTCTTCAAATTTATCCATAAAATCGCCTGCCTACTGCTGTTTGCGTGCTTTTTTAAGATTCTCGATAAAGTTGATGATCTGCTGACGCTCAGATTCTGGCGTATCGTCGTCGATATGAGCCGCAATCGTATCAGCAGCATAGTTAGTCTTGTTTTCGTTGTTTTCGCTTGTCAAATAAGAGATAGTTACGTGATAGTGCTCCGCCAGTTTCTGCAGAGATCCTGAGCGGGGCATTTTTCTACCGTGTTGCCAGTCAGATACGGTTGAGTAAGCAACGCCGATTCGATCAGACAATTGCGACAAATTTTCGCCATTTGCTTTCATTAAAGCGTTCAAATTGGATGAGAAAATTTTAGTGATGTCTTCCATTGTATGTCACTCCTTTATGTAGTCTATTATACACTAAAAACGAAAAAAATCTTTGCTTTTTGTAAAAAAATGTTTGCATTTCGCAAAAAGCGTGATATGATAGAAAGCGTTGAAAGGAAAGGAGGTGTTGAGATGCCAACTTATGTGCCACAAGAAGCAAAGCATACGATCCGTGATCTGCGGATCCGTGCCAACATGTCCCAGAACAGCGCCGCTAAGGCTCTGGGGATCTCAGAACCAACACTGCGCAAATGGGAAAACGACTCAAGCTCATTGACATTCCGTGACATGCAGCGGATCGCTGAGCTGTATAAGATCCCACTGGACTATATTTTTTTTGGTCCAGATAACGCTTTTAGCGAAAAATAAGGGGGGAGCTTGATGGAGTTTACATTGACCAAGCAATCCTTGCTCGAATTAGCCAAACTGCTTGCCCCAATAGTCGCGAAGATTCTCGGTATAACCAAGTCCAATCGCGACTGGGTCAAGCTCGAAGAAATTCGAGCAGATTTATTTGCCGGCAAGGCTAAGTCGTGGATTCGGCTATATATTTTCGATCAGTTCCCTGAAGTACAGATCGAAAACGGCTGTCAGGGGGCTTGGGTGATGGGCGTTCACGGTACTGGTAATGTGACGAAAGTCTACATGCCATATGCTCGTAAGTGGATGCATGAGCACCATGACGAGATCGACTGGGCGGCAAAGGAGGTGAGGTAATGGATTTGTTCGCACCGATCGTCGGTGGGTTGATTCTACTGGCAATGATTGTTGACCACATGATGTTAAGCCGGCGGATTGACCGGCTGGAAGAGGAGGTGAAACGATGGGAACGATTCGAGCATTGATCTGGTCATTGCTAAGCGGTGGTTTTGTCTACCTATACATGACTAACCACTTTATCAAAGCAAACTGGATAGCAGTGATCTGGATCGTGCTGTTTGCAACGCAGACGACGATCGATTTATGCAACAAAAAAGGCACTACCCGCCAGTAGTGCCAATAAAAAATTTAACCAACGAGGTAAGTATACCATGATTTTTGATAAAGAAGAATTTGAAAAGATTCTGGGTGCTGAGCATCACCTGTTTGATGCAGCACTCGACCTGAGCCGGACGACGCAGGGAATGGGCCTAGACGAAATCATTGATGATCTGGATGCAGTTGAGTATCAAGCGCTCAGCGCAATCCTGGCGGTCAAGGAAGTTAAAGCAGTACTGGGGGTACAAAAGGATGAAAACTAACGACATTATCAAAAATATCGCCTACATCAACGTCATGCGCGACAATGGCGAAATCACAGACGACGTATGGCGCGACACGCTGGAATCCATTGACGGTGAGCTTGCAGAAAAGCTTGATGCGATGGAGTACGTCATGGAAAGATACGAAAACGACCTAGCAGTTCTTCAAAAAGAAGAAGAACGACTGAAAGAAGTCGTTAAAAACAAGAAGGCAACTGAAAACCGGATTAAGTCCTTAAAAGAATTTATGGCCTATTTTTTAGACCAGGCCGGCAAAAAGAAGATTGCTACCGACAACCATATCTACTCGATCCGAAACCTAAAAGCTAGTGTGGAAACCAACGATGATCTGCCTGACGAGTATATCGTCGAGCACACCAAAGTCGAGCGCAAACCGGACAAGAATCGGCTGTACAAAGAACTGAAAGCTGGGGCAGAGATTCCTGGCGCATGGCTCAAAGCAAACCGAAAGGCGGTGATTAAATGACGTTTAAGCTGCGGCCGTATCAATCCGAAACGATCGCAAACATCTTAGACAGCATGCGTCAAGGCAATAAACGCATCATTGTCCAACAGCCACCACGTACTGGCAAGACGGTCATCATGGCCGATATCGCCAGGCGGACAACTGACAAGGGCAATCGTGTTATGTTCCTGATCCACCGCAAAGAGGTCCTAGATCAAGCCATTGCTACCTTTAAGGCCAATGGCGTTGACATGAGCCTGGCAACGATGGGGATGGTTCAAACGCTGACTAGACGAGTTAAAAAGCTTGCTGAACCGCAACTGATTTTTATCGATGAGGCTCACCATGCTATTGCCAAGTCTTATCAGCGAATCCTTAAGGCTTTCCCGGATGCCTACGTACTGCTGTTCACGGCAACGCCAGTCCGCACTGGTCATGACCAGCTGGACAAAATCACAGATGCAATTATTCCTGGTAAGTCAATCAAATGGTTGACAGATCATGGATACTTAGCACCTTTCCACTACTTTTCGATGCCAAACATCGATACCGCAAAACTTAAAAAGTCGTCCACCGGCGACTATACCAATGAATCGATGGATGAAGCTATCGATAAGGCGGTGTACGGGGATGTCATCGAACAGTACAACGAGCACGCTAAAGGCATGCAGGCAGTCTGCTACAGCTATTCGATCAGCAGTGCCAAGATACTGGCTGATCGCTTTAACGAGGCTGGTATCAGTGCCGTCGAAGTTGACGGCGAAACGCCAGAGGAAGAACGGGATGAGCTGGTCCGACAGTTTCGCGACCAGAAAATCAAGATTCTGGTCAACGTCAACCTATTTACGGAAGGCGTCGACCTGCCAAACGTGGATTGCGTGATTATGGTCCGACCGACACAGTCACTAGCACTGTATCTGCAGTTTGCCATGCGGTGCCTCAACCCGCGCAAAGGCAAGGAAGCAGTCATCATCGACCACGTGGAGAACTGGAAACGGTTTGGCACGCCAAGTGCTGATCGCAACTGGGAACAGGCAATCGTGACAAGCAAAAAACGCAAGAAAACCGATCCAACACCGCCTACTGTCCAATGCAATCGATGCATGATGGTCTGGGAGTTGAAAGATCTCATCAACGGTTGCTGTCCTGAGTGCGGATTCAAGATCACAAAGGACCGCAAGCCCGTCGAAGTGGTTAAAACTGACCTGGTCGAAATTGACCAGGAAATCGAAAATGCACGCTATGAAGCAGACCACCGCGTGGCAATGGCAAAACAGATTATCGGCAATCGCTTGATGCAGGCAGTCGCCGACAAGACAGTCGGCCAGCTGTCCAGTGTCGAAGAGCTTAAAGCTTATGGCAAACTGCATGGCTTTAAGCCCGGCTGGGCGTGGTACCAAGCCAAAAATCGCGGTTGGGCCTAACGAAAGGAGCAAACAATGGATTTAATTCTGCCAGAAGACAAGCCGGTACAGCCACATCCAGAACCCCACAACTTCTTTATCTGGGGCGCGACGATGTCCGGCAAGTCATATTTTTCAAGCTTTTTCCCACATCCGCTGTCACTCAACACTGACGGCAATGCGGATCAAGGGACGACACCAGCTGTCCAGATCCGCAACGTACGTGGGACTGACGGCCGACTCGAAGTATCGGCAATCGAAATGCTTGATTCGGTCGTAACGCAACTCCAATCGGGACAGACAACGTTTCAGACGGTCATCGTGGACGTCATTGACGACATCTGCGTAATGATTGAAGACGCAATCTGTCTTAGCAACGGAGTCCAGGCACTAAGCGATATCCCGTACGGCAAGGGATACGCACTGTTTAACACGATTCTACAACGGTTCGTGATCAATCTTAAGGCACTGCCGATGGACGTCATCTACGTCAGTCGAGAGATTTTGATCACGAACGAAAGCACCGGCAGCACGCAGGCTAAGCCGTCGCTTAAGACGAAGTACTACAACATCGTCAACGGCAACTGCGACCTGGTCATCCACACGCAGAAGTTCGGCACTGAAACATACATGCGTGAAGTAACCGACCGGCGGGCCGCATATAAACCAGAAAACATCACCAACGAACGAGTTCGGCAACTTTTAGAGTCTTGCCGCAACATGTTTCCAGTTAATGAAAAATAAGAAAGAGGTATAAACAATGGATTTAAGTAAATTAGCAGCATCAACTCTGAGCAACTTTGACGCCAAGAAGGACAACGTTAACGGTCAGACAGAACTGCCAGCCGGTACGTACAACACGATTCTGGAACAAGCAGAACACCGCGCCTACGATTCTGGCTACGACTGTCTGCTATTCGTGCTGACGGTCATCGACGGCAAGTACGTTGGTCGCAAGGAATTTGTCCGGGCATCACTTGCTACGAAGAAAAAAGACGGCACCGACATGCCAGACTTTGTCGTATCGAAGAACATCAAGCTGATTGCCAAGTTAGCTGCACAAGTTGGGTTAGCAATCACGCCGGATATGTTTGCCGGCAACGAAACCGATTGCTACGAAAAGATCTCTCAGGCACTGTATCCATACAAGGGCAAACCACTGACGATGATTATCTCTGAATCGCCTAACAAGAAGGACCCAAGCAATCCATACCGCAACTACGACTTCGGCCCAGCCAAGCAGACCATGCAGATGCCTACGCCGGAACAGTTTAACGCTGCTATGCCTACGGGAACGCCACAGCAACCAACTCAACCAATGCAAACCGGAACGCAACCACAGCAAGGGCAACCACTGCCGCAAGCTCCACAGGGATTCCAATGGAATCCAAACCTTAAGTCATCCGATGACCTGCCATTTGACTAATTTTAAATAAGCGTCAGTGCACGTAAAACATCGCACGGGTGGGATGCCCGTTAAGGAGTGCATACCATGATCAACCTAGTTAACTTTGCCATTCAGTACGCTGACAAAGGATTCAGCGTGATACCAGTGGTCAACAAACAGCCATTGATCAAGTTTGCCGACCGTAAGCCATTGACCACCAGTGAGATCAAAAGTTTTTGGCTGACGCATCCCTATGCCGGGATTGCACTAAAGACCGACAAGTTCTTCGTGGTTGATGTTGATCGCCACGCTGATGGTGATGACGGCACGGAGTCCATTAAAGGACTTGGCCATAACGAATGGTTTAACACGTTGTGCCAGCGTACAGCGCATGGTGGCTATCAGTTTTTCTTTGCCAAGCCAAAAGAGCAAATCACTCAAAATATCGGCTTTCTGCCAGGTGTGGACATCAAGGCTCACAAAAACAACTACGTCGTGGTCGCACCGACTGAGATTGATGGCAATCGCTATCAGTGGCTTAATCACAAGCCGATGGCTAAACCTGATGAAGGCTTGATCAAGCTGATTGAAGAAAAAGCTCAACCAGTTAAGTCAGACATCAACCTGGCGAGCTATGAGCCGTCAGGCAAGACTCAGACGTCAAAGCTGTTTGAGCAGATCGTGACTGGGCTTGGCGAGACTGGCGGACGCAACAACGCTTTGGCATCGTTTGCCGGAGCCTTGCTGTTTCGCAACGTTGAACCGAAAATCGTCCTGGAGCTGGCAAGGATTGCCAACGAAAATACGGAACACAGCCTATCGGACAACGAGGTTGTGAAAACCGTTAACTCAATGATTAACAAAGAAATTAGGAGAAGAGGTGATACCAGTGAATGATGTCATTGATTTTGACGAAAAAGCCGCTGAAAGGCTTAAAGAGATGCAGGAACAGCCTAAGCCTGGCTCACTAATGGCGTTGCCGTTTAGTCGAAACAAGGAAGGCAATATCAAAACAAACAGTTTGATGAACATCGAACTGATTCTGGACAACGATCCTGAGCTTAAGGATATGTTTAAGTTCAACGAGTTTACCAGTGAAATTGAAGTCGTCAAAGACAACCCTAAGCTGCATATCGCAAAGGGCCAGCTGTTAGACCATTATGTTGATGAGATCGCATCATACATCGAACGAGCAGCCGACTATGACCACGTGCTATTTAACAGTGACCGGATCCGCAGTGCAATCAGCGTGATTGCGTCCAAGCATGCCTTTAACCCAGTCAAAGATTATTTTGACGCAGCTGAAAAAGCGTGGGACGGGGATGACCGCCTGCACAATGTATTCAGTGATTATCTTGGCGTTGAGAAGACGCCGGCAACGGATCTGATTGCCGACATCTGGTTTCGCGGTGCCGTTGCTAAAGCCTACAACCCGATGGTCAAGTTCGACTTTGTACTTGATCTGGTCGGTGGGCAAGGTGCTGGTAAGACCACGTTCTTGCAGAAAATTGCCCCGCTTGGCTACTACACGGACCAGTTTCTGTCGTTTACCGACAAGGACGACTTCGCAGTCATGCGCCGGTCGCTGATCGTCAACGATGATGAACTGACCGCCACCAGCAACAGCAGTTTCGAGGAGCTTAAAAAGTTCGTCACATTACAGATGTTCGAGTACCGCAAGCCATACGGCCATACTGCCGAGCGGTTCCCGAAGAACTTTGTCATGGCACGGACGACCAATGAACTGTACTACCTGAAAGACAAGACTGGCGAGCGTCGATTCCTGCCAATTCATGTGTCAAAGGCAGCGCAAAAGTTTCATCCAGTCACCGACCTGACGGCAGAGTACGTGCAACAGCTCTGGGGGCAGGTGGTCAGCGAGTATCACAAGAACCAGTCGTTCTACCTACCAGAAGAAGAAGAAGCAGTCCTTAATGAGCAGCGTGAGAACTTTATGTACACCGATGAAGTTGAGGATCAAATCGAGATGCTGTTAGAAAGTACGTTTAAGGACAGACACTTTATATCTGCATCAGAAATCGCATTACAGATGGGTATCAGCGATTTGACGACCAACCGCAAGCTGGCTAATCAGATTGCCAACGTCATGATCAATCGTTTCGGCTGGCGCAAAGGTCGTGGCTATCTGCCAAACGGTAAGCTGATGCGTGGCTACGTTAAGTAAGTGACGTGACACTATATGACACTATATGACACTACTTTCTTCGATGTGTCATATAGCTGAGCCCTAGAGCAACAAGGGGTTCAGCTATTTATATGACACTATGACACTATTTTTATATAAAAAAATAGTATTTAGCATAGATATATATATAGCTATATAGAAGAGAGTTTATTTTTTCGGTCAAAAATAGTGTCATACTGTCACGTAAACACGTTTACCTACTAGAGCGACAAGGGATTTACTATGTGACACATCGGCGGTTTTTACTGTCATGTTAGTGTCACATAGCGTCCAGGAAGGGAAAAAAGATGGTTAAAGAAGTAAAACTTGGCCGATTAGAAGATATCGGTGTCTGGAAGCATACTGACCAGTCCGGCAAGGCATACTTCACCAGCGAGTGCTTTAACGTGCCTGATATTGGCGAGCCGTATCGATTGGTGTTTTTTAAAAACCAGTATCACAAGAAAAACGATAACACGCCATACTACAAGGCAATGCTCGTCTCGTACACTAACACGTACAAAGAAGCAAGCTTGGCTGATGTCAAGTTCGAGCAAAAAGAACGTAGTAATCCGACGGTAGATGGATTGACGGTTGACCAAGCGATGAGTGTAGTACGGGATGCAGTAGCTCAGATCCTATATGGAGAAAGTGAAGATGACGTGATTGTGGAAGCTCGAGTGGATTTAGAGACAATGCTAGAGGAGTCAGAAGATGACCAGTGAACATTTAATCCAAGACAAAATCCGCCTGGCACTGTCACGCAGTCAATGCACGGTATTTCGTGTCAATGTCGGACGGGTCCGCATGGCAGACGGTCGATACTTTACAACCGGCGTGCCTGAAGGCCATCCCGATTTATATGGATACCGATGGTCGGATAATCAAATTTTTTATATCGAAGTCAAAAACGAGCGTGGGCGACCACGTAAAGATCAGATACGATTTCACAATTTCCTGCAAAGCCACAATGTCATTCACGGCATAGCTCGCTCGCCGGAAGATGCGGTGAAGATCGTTAAGGAAGGACTGGTAGGTTATGGATATTGATATTAAAGAGCGGCTCGATCAAGAACGCAATGAGCTGAAGTGTCGGTTAGACAAACTGACATTATTTTTGGACAAGCAGCGTAAAGAGCAGACCGTACTCGCAAAAGACCGCCTATAAGATGCGGAACAAGTTTCTGAAAGAAGTTGCTAAACGATTAGGGATTGACAGCCTATGAGAAACTGTAACGAACAACAGCGGTCTGAAATGTATGAAGACGTGAGTGCAATTCAGGCCGACATCAAGGACCTGCACGATCTGTTTCGGATTGATCTCAAAAAAATCTACACAAGAAAGAAAAAGAAAACAGCCGAGCTATTACGGAAATTGGCCTGCTGCTGATCATCAGCATTTTCGTTAACGCTTGCCTGTTTGCACTGCTGTTTTTCATCGTTCTAAAAGGGTAAGCAAAAAGGAGCGCAATATGAAAATCCATACTTCATGGAAACGGAGAGGTTTAATTATTTTGATAGTGGTCATTGCAATCACGGGATTGTTTGGTGGCTGTTCAGCGTGGTGCTTAAAGCACACTGCAAGTGGTGGAAGATTCAAGAAAGACCTTAAATCGCAAGTCAACAACGGTATTCCACGCGAAATCAAAGTCTACAATCCCGACGGCAAGGTCATCATGGACGAAAAAGGAAAGTTTGACATCAAGCATACCGACCGTTCACTTCAATACGTTGACCAGAAGAACCATAAGCACAACATCTACTTTGGCGACAATACGACTGTTACCGTAGACGAGCTTAAATAATAAAAGGGGATGCGGTATGGAAATCAACGACATCGAACGAATGAATAGTGAAGAAATGGCTAGTTGGATGGCTGTTTCACTTGCAAAACGGAATTACGACAGAATCTTGAATCTGCGAATCAAAGATTTGTTTGACATCTACGACAAGATGATTGAAAGTCCTGAAGAAATAACGCTTGGCGATACGGCAGTTATTCGAGTCATCACCGACAAAATGGATGAAATGTTAGCGAAAACCGGAGGAAATTTTAATGAATAATCAAGAATTTATCAATTTCGCAAAGTTTAAAGTTCAGCAATGGCTGGTGCACAATGCTGACAATATGGACGGCATCAGCACCAACGATATTTTTGTCGTATGGTACGCCAAAACACTACAAAATCATAAGGTGCTCCTTGGCACGCGCTTTGCTAACTATTATTTTGAATGCACGTACAATGGCGACAAAGAAGAGATGTATATGGACGTGTACGACAAAGTTCAAAACGTTCTGTTTAAGGAGGCACGCGATGGTCAAGACAAAAATGTTTACCGATCTGGTCAACGATATTGATCCCAGCGTGCAGATCAATCGTTGGCTAGACAAACATCCCGACTATATCGTTATGGACGTCAAACTGTCGACTGATTTTATCGAGGAAGACAATCAGTTATGCTGCACGGCGTTGGTCATTTACAGGGAGTATGAAAATGTGTGAATTTTGCAAGCAACATAAGCCGTTGCTGACGTACCACTACGACAGCATCTATACCGAGATCAAGCTGATCAACAAGACACAGCTGGATGCCATGACGACCGTAACTGATCGGCATGGTGCAACTACCAGCATTGGCCAGTCTAATTGGATCAATTACTGCCCAATGTGTGGACGGAAGCTAATTTAAACCGTTTTAAATTAATCGAGGAGCAATTTTATGAACTTACTGGAATTATTTATCATCTTAGGGTCAGTCGTTGGCAGTGTGCTGTTTTCTGGCGGTATTCTGTGGATGATCTTTATCAGTTGGACGACTGGCTTTACCGCGCTGGGTATCGGCTCAGCAATCATCGTCATTACGATGCTGACTGCACTGGTTTATTACGTGTGGGAGGTGTATCACCATGACTGACCATTGCACACCGGAGCTTTTTAAGGCTATCGACAATCTCGAACGGCGCTATCCAAACGTCTTTAAAAGTCAGGACAAGTACCAGCTTGACGATGTTGTGCCGCCACTTGACCCCGATTTCCAGGTCATCAAAGATTTCCGCGACGTAATTCGCGAGAACGACTGGAAGAGATATCACAGCGATCATAGTTTGCAGGCTGAGATCGCATCATGCCTGCACCGATACATGGGCGTCTATGAGATTGCCGAGTATCTCGATATAGACGCCAGACTGGTCGGTAGTGTCATCCGTGATACGCCGGAACTTAAAAAGATCAGCGCAAAAAATCGGCGTGACTTTTCGCGCGTGACAATCTTTGATCGCCAAACTGGAAAGTATGTAACCGTGCCGTCGATGTATGTAGCAGCGCATCGCGTCGGCATCAACACGGCAAGCATCAAATTTTACGCAAACGACCGGCACTGTAAGTATTGGATTAAAAACCGCTATAAGATCAAGCGAAAGGTGTGGTTTGATGAGGACAATGGCATGTGATCTGCCAGTTGATTTTGACCGAGATGCAACGGCTCGCAACGTCAGGCGCTTTTTTAATCGGCGGCTGGACTGGTATCTCTCACAGTGTGGGAGCAACCGGACTGATCTTAAGTCGCCGACACTCAGCCTGGCAGGCAGTGGCGGAACGCACAGCAACCATGCTGAGGATAAGATCATCAATGGCATGATCGCTGGTGTGGTCTGTCGGTGTATCGCAACCGCAATTCAAAACTGCTCACACCGTGCCAAACAGCCGAGTTACGAGATCCTGGTTGGCTGCTACTTGGACGAGTTAAAAGACTGGGAAGTCAGCAGTCAGTGTGGGTTTGGCAAGACGCGATTTCAGGAAGTCAAAAAAGAAGCGCTCTGTGAGTTTGCTGAACGTTTTCTGTACTGGCAGACACGAGCTGGCTTAGGCGATGATGCCATTGATCTGATTTCTAAAAGCGACCCAAAAGCGACCTTCAAGCGACCCAACAATGCCGTATAGTAGTAGCATGGATGATTTGGTTAAGTATGACACTCCTTTAGATAAATAACCATGTTCAGACAAGAGTCAGTCGTAAGGCTGGCTCTTTTTGCATCCATTGCCGTGCCATCGACTGCTAAAAAGTAATTTTCGTTGAGTTAATGCAATGGCGCGGTTATGTATTCTACAGGTTCGACTCCTGTGGGATACGTTGCCACATCTCTGTGGCAAACCATACATTGGTTTTTTTATAATTAAACATTCTTTCCAACCCCATGCGTTCCGGTTGCTGGTGCATTAAGTCTGGTTCGATTCCAGGCACCGGTATAGAGAGGAGATGACAGACATGGCAAAGGTACACCAGTGCGGCGAGATCAGATGTCATCGGATCATCCCTTTTGATCAGCGATACTGCAGTGTGCATGCCAAACTACATGAGCATGACGCCTATCACAACGTGTCGCACAAGCAACGGCTTGAATCGTACAAGATATACAACCGTGAGCATCGTGATCAGACTGCCAATGCTTTCTATCACAGCAAGGAATGGCAGCGTGTGCGTGACTACGTGACCAGCCGTGACATGTATGCATCGGGAGTATCAGGCATCACGCTGACTGATCATGATCTGATCGTTGACCACGTTGTACCAAGACGTCTGTGCCAAGATCCATTGGACACTGACAACCTGTGGTGCCTGAGTAGACGTGAACACCTTGCTAAGACGAAAATGGAAAAGCATATCGCTGACAAACCAAACGGCGATAACGTATTAAAACATCTAAATCGCCAAAAATGGGCCGTATACATCGATCGACAGCTCGCAAGGGAAAAACATCGAGGCGGTCGTTAGGACGTTCATAGCCCCCCCACAGGCCCTCAGAAGAGAG